CCGGCCTTCCAATTGTGTTCGGTACAGCACCTGTACACCTTACAGAAGACCCTAATGCGGTAGTCAACAAGCCAATTATTTGCTACAGCTGGGAAGAAGCTGTTCAACAACTTGGCTACTCTGAAGATTGGGCACATTTCACATTATGTGAAGCGATGTACGCACAATTCAAATTATATGGTGTAGCTCCAATCGTATTTGTTAATGTATTGGATCCTGCTAAGCATAAGAAATCCACTACAACAACTGCTACATTGGCAGAAAAGAAATGTGTAGTAAAAGCAGCAGTATTGCTCAATACCTTGCAAGTATCTAGTGGTGGTCAAACAGGTGTGGCCAACACAGATTACACGGCAGCATTTGATGACAAAAATCAATTGGTTATCTCTGTTATCAAAGGTGGAAAGTTTGATACAGCTACTACCTTAAACCTTACTTATGATGAACTTGATGTAGAAAACTTCGATTATAAAAATGTAATCGGTGGTGTGGATAGTAACGAAAAGGCAACAGGATTTGAATTGATTGATACAATTTATCATCATTTTGGTATTGTACCCGGTCTTATTGCTGCGCCTGGATTCTCTCAAAATCCTACAGTGGCTTCCGTAATGAAAGCAAAATCTCGTGTTATCAATAATTTGTTTGGTGCGACTACTTTAGTTGATATCGATACTACACAAGTTGTTAAATATACAGATGCCTACGAATGGAAGAAAGGTAACAGTTATACAGGTGAATCTGAAGTTGTATGTTGGCCAATGGTTCGCAATGGTGACTACATGTTCCATATGTCTACGCATATTATGGGCATTATTGGTAAATGCGATGCATCTAATAGTGATATACCTACGCTATCCCCTTCCAATAAATCCATGAACATCACAGGCTTGTGCCTAGCTAATGGCAAGGAAGTAATGCTTACACATTCCCAAGCTAACTTATTGAACTCTCAAGGGATTATGACAGCTGTTAATATCAATGGTTGGGTATCTTGGGGTAACTACACAGGTGCATATCCTGGCACAACTGATGTTAAGGATACATTTATTTGTGTACGACGGTTCAATGATTGGGATGACCAAACATTTATCCTTACTTATTGGCAAAAAGTAGATATGCCTATCTTGCCACGTAACATCAAGACAATTCTTGATAGTGAAACAATCCGTCTTAACGGTCTTACTTCGCGTGGCTTTATCTTGGGTGGTCGTATTGAGTTTAAAGAAGCAGAAAACCCTACAACAGATTTGTTGAATGGTATTATTCGCTTCCATAAATACCGTACACCTCCAATTCCAGCGCAAGAAATTGAAAGCATCTCTGAATACGATGTTTCTTATTTCAAAACGCTATTTCAAACAGTATAGAAAGGGGTAATTAATCATGGCATCTATCAATCAAGTGCCGGAAGTACTTAATGACTTCCGTGTATACGAAGAAGGCTCTGACAACTGTTTAGGTGTTGCCAAAGTGGAATTACCTAGTGAATCTGTAATGACTCAAACTGTAAAAGGTGTGGGCATTGCAGGTGAAGTAGAAGCGCCAGTTATTGGACACTACTCCTCTATGGAAACAAAACTTACTTGGAACACTCCAACAGAAACTACACACCGCCTTACAGGTGGTCGTGGCGTACGCTTAGAAGTACGTGGTGCTATCCAATGTTGGGATAGTGGCAAAGATAAATATGTAATCGTGCCTACACGTGCTGTTATTCGTGGCCGTGCTAAATCTAAAGAAAATGGCACATATGAATCTGGCAATACTATCGATGCAACGAACACAATCGAAACTACATACTTGAAACTCGAACAAGATGGCAAGGTAGTTCGTGAAATCGATAAATACGCCTATAAAGATTCTATTTCTGATGGCACCGACTTCCTTGGCGATGTTCGTGCTGCACTCGGTATTTAGTCTGTAGAAAGGACGATCACTAATGAGTAAACATAACACTATGAACGAAACACATGAACAAACAGGTATTGAATTAGTAAAAGCTGGTCATTCCTTACAATTTGAAGGCATCAGCGGGTACACATTAATTAAATGCGAAAAGTCCGCTAAGGGTGAAGATAAAACTATTACAGTTCCGGCATTATCCATGACGTATCAAGCACATGTAGCAGCTGCTGTATGCGGATGTAAAGTGGATGATATTTATAGTCTCCCGGCTGCCGATTTCACTAGAGTGTGCTTAGAGGTACAGAATTTTTTGCTCAATTCCGAAAAATAACAGACCTAGAACGGTATTTTACTGAGTGTGCAATTACGTGTAGTAAATACACTAGCACACCGATGGACTACTTCATTAGAGAGCTAGACGTGGATGAGTTCATAGTCCACGTTCGGCTCATTAGTGATAGTATCGAGCGCGAGAATAAAACAATGAAAGGGAGAAAATAATGGCCAATAAAGTCTTAGAAATGGCGATTGCCATTAAAGGTAAACTCGATGGCGGGTTATCTTCCTCCGTATCAAAAGCATCTCAGGAACTCAATAAATTATCTAATGTAATCAAAGATCAACAGGCGCAATATAGAAAACTACAAGCTATATCGCAAAAGACTGGTAATGTTAGCGATAGGAACGCAGCAATTGCAGCTGAGCAAAAGCTGAATTCTATGTTACAACGGCAAGCCCGGTTACGGTCTAATATCGCAAGTCAGACGGCGCATCAAAATGCAATCAGTAAAATGGGTGGTGCAAGTCCTTTAGCAGGTGCTGCATCAGCTGCGCAAGGTGCTAGTGCTGCGGTAAGTGGTATTACAGGAAAGCTTGCAAGTTTCGCTATGGTTGCCGCCGGTGGGTTTGGTATTGGTGCCATTATAGATAATGTAGTAAATGCTGGCGAAGCACTTTATCAATTGTCTAATAAATTACATATGACAACCGCTGAAACGGCACAATTTAAGAAGATTATGACATTAAGTGGTGTTGATGTAGAAGCGGCCGCAAAGTCTTTCGCTAAAATGGATAAGACTTTGGCTGGTGGCGGTAAAAGTGCTGAAGCTTTGCAAGGATATCTCAGTCAATTTGGTGTATCCTTAACCGATGCCAATGGCAAGTTATTGCCTATGAATCAACAGTTGGATGCAATGGCTAAAGGTTACCAAAATGCGGTAGCACAAGGCCGGGGACAAGAATTCATGCTTGAAACGCTAGGTGCAAAAGGCATGGAGCTTACTAAAGTATTTGAGAACTATGCAGATGCACAAGCGGCCGCATCACAAATCAAAGGCGTCGGAATAGATCCTAAATCACTCCATGAAATATGGCTACAAATGAACATCTTGAAAGCGGAAGCTACGCAAGTTGCATTAGGGTTGGCACAGGCATTTATACCAATTGCCCAGCAAATATTACCGGCGCTGATTCCGGTATTACAAACCGTTGTAACGTTCATGAAGGATAACAAAGAAGCTATTGCTGCTGTAGTAACTAATGGATTAAAGTTAGCATTACTATATGGCACGGCTACAAAACTGGCATCAGGTATTACCACAATCACTACGGCATTTAAAGGTGTAGAAACAGCAATGGGTGCTTTCAAAGCGGCAAGTGCTTTAATAGGTGGCCCATGGGTAATTGCTATTATGGCGATTATTGCAGCGATATATCTATTAGTAACTAACTGGGATACGATTTGTGCTACATTAACATCTGTTTGGGATAGCGTATGTTCCGGGCTAAGTTCTATATGGGATAGCGTATGTTCAGCGTTAAGTTCTGCTTGGAGCGCCATTATATCAGGTATTATGGCTGTAATTAATGGGTTCTTATCATTAGGCCTTAGCGTATTCAATGCGTTGAAGGGCGCAATAATAGCCTATGTAAATTTATGGCTTAACTTACCAACGTATATTGGTATGGCGGTCGGATTTATTATAGGCATTATTTTACGATTGCCTGCGATTATGGTACAAGTTGGTACTGCAGTTATATCTGCCGTTGTATCGTTTGCTACTAAATGCTACAACTTTGCCGTTACTACTTTTGGGGCTATGGTTGATGAGATTTATAATTTTTTAATTAATTTACCTACGTACATGATTACATTAGGTGCTGAATTCGTAGCGGCGGTTATCTCGTTTGCCTCTGAAGCATATGCTACGGCTACATCATGGATTAGTAGTTTGGTAAACGATGTTATTAGTTTCATTATGAACCTACCTAGTGCATGCGCTGATGCAGGAACAGAATTTGTAGCGGCTGCAGAACAATGGGCAAGTGATGCATATAACGCTGTATTGAACTGGATAAAACAAATTCCTAGCGCCGTATCTAATGCAATTGCCGGTGCTTGGGATAGTATTAAGGCTCAATTTAGTGGAGGCCTTACAGTAGGTGTTCAAGCTGCAGGCGGTAATGCATATGCTAATGGTGGTGTTATTACATCGCCAGAAGTTGCATTGATTGGTGAAGCCGGATATCCTGAAGTAATTGTTCCTATTGATGGTAGTGCCAATGCTATGAACTTATGGCAAACGGCCGGACGGATGTTAGGTGTGAGCGGAGCACACACTGCTGTAGCACCTACTGTATCATTAGCACCTAGCGTGCCTGTGACGCCCTCATCTAGTAATAGTGGAGCGCCTGTACAAATTACATTCGCGCCTGTCATTAATGCTAGTAATAGTTCAACTGATGATATTATGTCAGCATTGGATGCTAAAATGCGTGAATTTGAACAAATGATGCGCAGTTATACCGCCGGACAACGGAGATTAAGTTATGACTAGTTATACAACAATACAAGGGGATATGTGGGATTTAATCGCCTATAAGGTGTATGGCAACGAACGATATATCAATTTATTGCTAGAAGCCAATCAAAAGTACCATAATACGGCGATATTTTCCGCAGGTGTTGTGTTAACATGCCCAGATGTTCCTGCTGATTCCTTGCCAGAATTTTTACCACCATGGAGGCGATAGTGCATGAGCTTACAAAAGAGTTTAGCCAAGGTGCAAAAATGGAAGAAAGATTTAACACCACAAACGAAACTAGCTCGGCGAGCATGGTGTACAATTGGTTACCAACATTGGGGGAGTAAGGAGTCAAAGGACATTACAGATGATATTAGTAAGTACCTTCTTGATGTAACTTTTACAGATAACCTTTCAGGAACTGTAGATGACGTGGCTATTTCATTAGAAGATAGGGGCCGCCTATGGGTTGGTGATTGGTATCCTGTGAAAGGATCATTACTAGAAGTCGCTATTAATACCGTAGCATGGGAGAAATTAGGGGATGAACAATTTACGCTACCAATCGGCAAATTTGAAATTGATGAATTCGAAGGAAGTAGCCTTCCTGATGTAGTCAAAATCAAAGGTGTCGCTATTATCGGTAGTACTGACTTACGGGAGAAAAAGAAAGATAAATCGTGGAAAGATACAACGCTCAAAGCGATTGCTACTGAGAAAGCAAAAGATAATAAGTTAAAGCTAGTATGGGATGCGGACTTTGACCCGCCGTTGAAAGATGCATCTCAAAGTGCTGAATCAGACCTCGCATTCTTGCAGAAGCTATGCAATGATGCGGGGTTCTCTCTTAAGGTGTCCACTGAGCAGTTGATTATATTTGACGATTATAAGTACGAAAATGTAAAGCCTAAAGTTATAATTCGTAGGCCAGGTGGCCAATATCAACCTGTACAAACTAAAGAAGGGGAACAACCGCCTTTGATTATTACTAGAGCCTTATCTTATTCGTACAAAAGTAAAACTCGTGAAGTATATCGAGCATGCCATGTGAAATATACAGATAAGGATAAGAAATCCGTTATCGAGGATACATTCGAAGATCCTGACCGTAAGGGTCACACGTACCTTGCTGTATTAGAGGTTAATGAACAGGTTAAAGATAAGGCTGAGGCAAAGAGATTGGCTAAAAAGAAGCTAAGAGAAGCCAATAAAGAAGCCGATACAATGTCTTTTAGTTTTCCTGGCAATCCTCTTATTATGGCATCGGTTACGGTTAATCTCGAAGGATTTGGGGTGTTCGATGGTAATTATT